TCTGCATATCCAAAAGCTAACGGTTTACTAATAACTTTAAATGACGATAATACACTATTATCGTTTATATCATCCGTATCTGAAATATAATCATCACCATCTAAAGAATATGTAACATATTGTCCTGATAGATTTTCACTTAATCCTTGAATATTATTTATTAAATCTCCCAAATTAATTTCTGAACCATTTTCAATACCATCATTTATATCGGTTATAAATGTTGCCATGTTAGCATAAGACAACGATACAACATCAATTTCAGTTCCAGATTCTGTTGAAAAACTTTCATCTACACTATTTTCACCAGCATCTTCAGATTCTATTTCAATTATTGAAATGTCAGTATAATTTATAACAGCTGGAGTTGGTGGAAGTGAAACAACATATTCTATTATATTATTTTCATCAATACGAACCGTTTTTAACGGTGGTTGTCCTTTTGTTTCATCTCCTAATTGATAACCCTTTAAGAATATTCCATTTTGAGACAATAATCGTTGTTCAGATATTTCAGCAATAGTAGTATATTCACTTAATAAAGATAAACTAGTCGATGTTAAACGAGCATATTTATTAGTATTTAAATTCTTTAAAGTTAATCCTGTAGCATCTAGTAAATGTTCTTTACCATATATTTCGTCTGGATGACCACTCCATATAGTTGATTCACCAATAGTTAAGAACAAATCAGTTATTTCAAATAATTCAGTATTATCGTTTCCACCACATGATAATTCTATTTTTAATTTAGTAGTTAATGGTTTAGGAATAAAACCACTAATTAAATTATTATTTTCATCACGAGTTTGTACTTCGATACTCATCCAATCTAAATATTGAGTCGTTACGCCTAATAATTCTAAAGTCGTATTATCAGGATCATTTTGAATTATTTTTATTGATATGGTATCAGGAGTATTAAAAGTGTCATGTTTTATCTTACATGATAAATTATATTTCATTCCTGATTGTATATTAACTTCTTGCCACATTAAAGCTCCACCTTTTAATATAAATTCGCTACCACTTAATGATAATTCATCATTTTGATATGTGGATATCTTATTTTGAGTGGATGTATTCCAAAATTCTAAATTATTATAACCTACAGAATTATGTAATATATTACTACCACCTATACTTTTTATTGTTGATACAATACTATTTTCTAATACAGCCATAGCAGCATCATATCTATCCTTAACCGCTTGAAATTCTTCAGCCATTGTTTGTTGTATATCTGTTATTTGACTAATTAAACCACCCTGTTCATTAATACCATTTAATAATTCATCCAAATCTTTTATATTAGAATTTGATGTATCAATATCAGCATCAATATCTTCCGGTGCAGGTGACCAATCTGTTTTTTTTGTTCCTTTTTCTAATTTTAAATTTTCTATAGTAATAGTTGGTGTATTACTAGAACTTTGAACAGATGTTCTAGCTAATCTCATAGCAAATTTATTATAATTAGCAAGTTGAGCAGCTGTTGGAATAAAGTGTAATTCTTCAGACCCTCCTGTTTTATCAATATCTTCATAATTTAAACTCATATTTGATGTTGTATTAAACATTTTTATATCTGAATTATAAGTAACATATTGATCTATAATAACATCCTGATCCATTGTTGTTATTAATTCTCCAACTCCAACTGATACATAATAACGTTCTTTTGTTATTTCTTCATCAGTATTCCAATCTATTTTCCAATCAAACGATAAAATATATTCTTCATTTGGTTCTAAATCTATACCATGTTTAAATGTTGATTTTGCTATATCCCAATATCCATAAGAATATGTCATATCATTATTATTAAAAGATTCAGAGGTTCCTAATAATAAATTTCTACCACCAACTTGAAGATTATTTAAATTTGTTTGAACTTGATTAGCCAAATCATCATTAGTATAATCTGTAGCTAATTCCCAATCGGATAAAGAGTACGATCCTGATGCATCTTTTGCAGTTTTACATTTATACAATTTATTATCTTTTAACCATAAATCTCCTATATTATAAGGGGCTGTTGGTTGAACAACAAACACTTTAGCTTTACTAGTAGCTAATGCTTGTACGGCCGATAGTTCGTTATCAGTTATTTCAACCCATACCCAATTATTATTTACTTTATCAAATCTATATCCTTTACCTTGTTTTAATTCTCCATTAACATCTTGTATTACAGTATAAATATCAGCAATATGATTTATTCGTTCAGTTTCTGTAGTCCAACTAGATGCTGGATAATTATTTAAAGTTGGTATGTTTTCACCATTCCAAAATTGAATAGCACCATCAATTTGATTTTGAAGATTATCTTTTACTTGATCTACATATGTATTTAGTGATTGAATAGTCTCTTCTGTATCTTCTGGTGCTGGAGACCAATCCGTTTCAATATTACCATGTTCAAGTTTAACATTTTTTAATCTGAACCTTATTCTTCCTCCACTTTCAGATTTATACCCTATTCTTAATGTCTCTTGTATACCAGCGCCCGTTTGTGGGTAATTTGTTGTTGGAATTATTACTTGTCTAACTATATGATACCATATATTTAGCTCATATGATGAACCTATTGGTAAATCATGTTCTGTTACTCTTTGCCAATTTTGTTGTCCTCCAGTTGTATATCTTTGACCTATAGCCTTTTCGCCAATTTGTGTAACACCAGTATATTCAAGATACATTATATCATAAGACCATGTATACACTTCACCAGGTTCGTATTTATTTATTGGAATAACAAACCCATTAGTTAATGAAGTTGAAGCATAATGTGTGGTAGAAGCGTCGGCAACTAGATCCCAAATAACTTCTAATTCATTATTATCATTGTATACAAAATTATTAAAGAATCCCTTTTTATATTTTCCAGAACCATTCTTAATCAGGTTAGTTCCTCCAACTTTTATTTCATTAACAGCTTCCCATTCACTTGAACAAACCGGTGTAGTATACGATGTCGATGTTGGATTATTATATATTATTTTACTTCTAGTCCAAATATATTTGCCGTTTGACCAAGTTGGTGGAGTAGTGGTCCATGACCCACCAGTTTGAGTCGTTTTTGATGTTGATAAATAATATTCTTCTGTTATTGATGTTACACCAGTACCAGTTACACCAGTAGATCCTTTAGCTCCGGCTATACATGTTTGATTTTTTGTTTCAACACTATTATTAGCATATGTAATTTTTTGTCTAGACCACATATATTTTCCATCAACCCAAGTAGGAGCAGTGGTAGACCATGAACCTCCAGTTATGGTAGATGATGATGTTGATAAATAATATTCAACATCTACAGATTTTATAGTATTTGATATTGATGGATTTTTAGTTAATGAGACAGTACTAATTTTTGTCGTTCTATTATCTGTCGAATTCCAGTTTAAATACCAATTTATTTTTACAAAAGCTGTTCCTTTTCTAAAACGATTACTTGACATATAACCAACTTTTTTGGTCCATGTGTCTGGTGTTAAAGAATAATAACTATTTAAATATTCATTTGTAGCCCCATTATTTCCTTGAGAAAGTTTTGTACCAACCGGTTTTGTTCCCCAAGCCCATGGTTTTCTTAAAGTTATAGTATTATTTTCATAATCTATAGAATCTGTTTCATTTTCCCATAACGGATCATTATAAGTACCATAAACATTGCGAGAATATGTTTCAGGCTCATATTGATAACCAAACGAGTTTTTATAGTCCCAAAAAATTAATTTTCTTGAGTAATTTCCATTTTGATTTCTAAAATTAGAAACATCTGTTAAATGAATTACTGTATCGCCATTTTTTAATTCTTGAGATAGTGTCGTTAATGTATTTGTAACATATAATACTGTATGATCTAATATTGGATTTTTATCTATATCATACATTAATAGCATATCATAAAATTTACATTCGGAATGATCAGTTTTTATATAATATGTTAAAATATATGAATCACTAATATCAACAGGTATAAATTCATCAGTCGAATAATTTGTTCCAGCAGCATTTCTTCCTATATATTTAAAACAACCACCAGCGCCATACGTATCACTACCATCATAAGTAAAATGTGAAAAATTACGATTATTTCCTAAAAGAGCAGTACCATTCGTTACAAGATTTTCACCACGACTTGCTATATAACTAGGTATAGCATCTACCCCTTCTTGTGCATTATTAGCAGTATTTTGAGCATTAACAGCTTTATTATAAGCAGCCTTAGCAGCTTCATACGAAGATGATTTTGATACTGGGGTATATTCAAAAGTTCCATCAGAGTATTTTGTTTTCGTTACTGTATATAAAGTATTTGTACTACCTTCAGTATAAGTAGGTTCGGTAGTACTCCAACTACCACCAGGGTTATCAGTAGTAGGTTTTGCAGGAGGATTAGCAGTGGAAGATTGCAATAAATAATATATTGTAACACTATCTATATCAACAATGTCAAATAATGTTATTGTAGCACTAGCTTTTACTGCCATTTTGAATCACCTCCATTAACTTTCTAATTTACAAGTATATGCTTGTACGTTATCTACATCTGAAGCACTAACTGTTAGTGTTCCAGCTGCTTTAGGCCAACCACTAGGTTGAGTTCCTTCTCCTTTATACCATTTAATAGTTCCAAGACTACTTTCTACAACTCCTGTTGAAGCATTAACTGTTTTTTCTACTCCTGCTTTATAAACATGAGCTGTTAATACAGTAGATCCTGAATTATTTTTAAATACTGTTCCAGCACTAGATGTTATACTTACAGTTATAGCATCAGCACCAGCATTACCTTGTTGTCCTTGTTTACCTGCTACTGCATATGTAACGGCTGTAGCGCCATCTGAATATGTAATAGTAGTTTTAGTCCAAACATAGTTATTTACATCTGGAGCTAAAGCAGTATCACTCCAAGATCCAGTTGGAACGGTAGTACCACTAGTTGATTTTTGATATTGAGTTGTAGTACTAGATACAGTAGGACTTGTTCCATTTTGACCAGGATTACCTTGAGCTCCTACTTTACCACCAACTGTATAAGTTACAGCTGTACTACCATCTGAGAATGTAGTAGTTGTTCTAGTCCATGCGTATTGTGTTGTTGTAGGGGCTTGTGGACTTGTTTGCCATGTTCCAGTCGGTATTGTTGTACCAGAAGTACTTAATTGATATGCATAAGCAGTACTAGTTACTGTAACAGAAGTACCAGGATTACCTTGAGAGCCTGTTTTTGCAACAGACATTGTAAATTTTTTATTTACAGTTATGCCATCTACTACAACTGGTATTCTTGCTTCTATAGGTTCAGATAATAAAGCTGTTAATGAAAAACTAATATTAACAGTAGCCGAACCAGATCCAGTAACTGTAGCGGTTGGTGTATTTGTTGTTATTTCTGTTCCTGAAGCATTATAATATTTAATATTTGCAACTGTAACAGAAACGTTATTACATTGATTAGTACCACAAAAAGCAACAGCTTGAGTTTCACATACTGAACCAGAAGCAGCACCTGTAGTACCACCAACAAAAGTATAAGCTTCGCTTGTTAATATAACAGAATAAGCATCGGTTACATCGACAATTGAAATTTGATTTGACGCTTTTATAGCCATTTTAATTTTTCCCTCCTTAAATTATTAATTCACATAAAAATGTTACTTTTGTATCCACATCATCTGGCGTAAGATCAAAAATAAATCCGTCATTTTTAATTCTTGAATCAGTGGAAGATATTATACCATAATCATTATCATTTAATCTCTTCCATTTCCATTGTAAATAAACATTATTACCCATTTTATTTCTAAGGGTAGTTATATCTGTTATTCTATCAGCGCCTCTATATATAGCTACTGATAATCTAGTAGATACTTCGTTATTTTTAAATACAGTACCTCTAGAAGATTCTATATGTAAATAGGTTGTCGTTTCTTCCCTAACCTGTTCAATTTCTTCTTCAATCGTACTACTATTAGTACCCATTCTAATTTCAGATGCTCTTATATCAAGTTTCCATTTATTATTATCATTTACATCTTTGTAATATTTAACATGATTGTTGGCATTTCCAAGATACATTTGACCTTCTTCATCCATATACAATCCGTTTGCGTCACTATTTATAGTCCCTTTTGTATGACTATGAATAGATGTATTAGATATATCAAAACCACCAATTGTTGCTCCAAAAGCTGCTAAATCAGTAACATATATTTTATCAGCTGTTATTGAATTAGCAACTATATTACTACCATCTAAAGCAGTTTCATATTCTGAACTTAATTTATAATATGTATTACTTGTCCAAGTAGGAGCTGTATCATTATTTAAATGAACGTATTTATTATTATTTATATAATAATATTTTTTATAATTAGTTTCCCAGTCAGATGGTTTTGATTCTAACAAATCAAATTTAGAAACTTCTGTTATATTTATATTATTTAATTTATCTAAATTTAATTCATATAGAATACCATCTGTTCCATTAAGTAATATCGAATCAGCAGTTATTGTTTTAGCTATTATACGATCACCATTTATTGTAACACCAACTAATTCACCAGTAATATGTCCTTGTTGAATAACTAAATCTTTTATAATACCAGAATCCGAAAATAAATTACGAATGGCAGCAACTGTAATATTAGTAAAATTAATATTAGCATAATCTGCATCTAAATAATCGGTTTTAATTTTATCGATTATAGCCTCTTTCAATCCAATTAAAATCCCATCTCTTATTACAAAAGCAGAGTTTAATATTGATATATCGGCTCCTTGAGTTGTAATAGTAGAATCAATGTTTGTTATATTACTATTAATTTGTTGTATAACATTTCCTTGTTGTTCAATACTATTGCTATTTTGAATTATTTGATTTCCATGTTGTTGAATGGTATTAGCTTGTTGATCAATCTTGTTACCTTGCGCACTGATAACATTATTCATCGAATTTATATTATCATTTTGTTGTTGTATAGTATTATTCATTGATGAAATACTATTACCATGAGCAGCTATATTATTATTTGCAGCATCTATTTTATTACCTTGGGAAATTATTTTATTATTTAAAGATATTATCGTATCCCCTTGTTGATTGATTTTAGTATTATGTTGATTTATAGTAGAATCATGTTGGTTTATTGTAGTATTAATTTGTGTTATACTAGCTTGTTGTTGAGTTACAACAGTATCTATTTGTTTTATTTTATTACCATTAGTATCAACCTCGTTCTTTAACGAGTCAACCGTTTTATTTCTTGCTGCTGGTGATGAAATATTACCAACAACAGTTGCTGTATGATCTTTTAATAATACTTGTACTTTTTCGCCATTCTCAGCTTCAACCGTGGATTTAACGGGCGTTAATATATCAGATCCATCTAATCTAACATAATCAACACCGTTCTTTTTTACAAATTCACCTTTTAATGTAGTGCCATTATCTTTAGGTTTATCTTCATTAGCCATTTTAGCAAATTGTGTTACTAAATTTTGACTTAATGCCATATATCAACGCCTCCTTATTTCCATAGTTTTTTAGTGAATACAGCAGTTTCTGATACCGAACAACCCGTATCACATTTTATAGTTTGTCTAATTACTCTGGCTTTTATACCAGATAATTCAGCTCTTTCATAGTTTAATCTAACACAATCTCCAATTCGTACCGGACAATATCCATGTGAATATGTAACTTCATACTCAACCGAACTTAATTTCTTTAATAAATTTTCAGCATATTCATCTAATTGTTCTTGTGTAGAATATCCAGGTAAACTTGGATTATTATCACGATATACTATTTCTCTACCTCTAGCTTGTATAGATGTTGGACTATTAGGATCATCGTTTACAACTCTTGTGTATAATATTTCATTACTTATTGTGTATGTTATTTCAACAACATTTGGTATACCATAAATATCATGTTTTAAACTTATTTCAGGATATAATATAGAACTATTATCATCATTATATGTCCAAACTGGTTGAAGTTCATCAATAGTCTGTTTTGGTGCAAACAGTACTTGACCGTTTTCGTCTAAATACAACTCATATTTAGCTTGTTCTAATAAATCTATTATAAATTTTAAATAATTATCATCATTATTAGCTACAAAATCATCATATAAAGTTTTATCAGATTTTGTTTCAATAATAGTAGCTCTACAATTATTTCTTGTTAATAAATAAGCTTCTTGCATTATATTATCATTTTTAAGCAATGAAAAACCTAATGGCATTGGTTTTTCTTTTAATTCTATCAATGGTGTATAAGCATCCATAGATACTGTTCTAACCTTACCATCAAAACTTGATGATGGAGTTTGAACTAAATATATACCAAGTGGAAATTTATATTTATATCCATTTTGAATTGCTATAAGATATATTCTTATATAACATTCTCCTAATAAATTATTAGCATCAATAGAAGCGGACCCTAACGTTTGGGTCTCGCTATCTCTACTGATACTACATGATTTTATATTATCTAAAAGTTTTTTGTCTTTCCAAGTATTAGGATCTACCTCATAATATTCAAAAGTTTGTTCCATCGATTTGGTCCAATCTATTTGCATATTACATACCTCCTTCTACTCGTTTTATATTAAATGTTACTGGTACTATTAAACTATTATATTTAACGTTATATGACACTTCTATATTAGCCCAATATCCTAGACCAGATGGTTCTCTAACGTATACATCTCCAGTATATGTCGATAATCTTCTTATGCCATATAAAGTTTCTTTATCTTCTTTTGGTATTTCAATATTCCATGTTGAAGTTTCACCAAGTTGAGTTCCATAATAACTAACAGGATGATTTCTACCAACATATTTAGCCAGTGTAACATCTTTGTCTTTGTTGTCACTTATTGAAATATTATATGGTAATTTTAACATGGATCCAGACCATGCTGGTGGTACCATACCAGTACCTTCATTATCAACTTGAAATTGAGACCATTCATCAGCCCATTGAATAACAACTGCTGGTTCATGTGTTTCATAAGCTGGTATATCATCAAAACTTACAGCGCCTGTATCACTAGTCTTAGCGACTATTCTATATCGAGCATAATCTAAAGAAGGATGTGGATCTGTTACATATAAATTATCTTCATTACTTATATTTTTAGCAATTTCTGTAAATGAACCATCATATTCTCTTCTATACACAGATAATATCGCTCCATCTACTAAATTTGTTGTAATATATTTTGTTATAGATACAACGCCTTCTGATTCCGGAGTTAATCCCATTTCTTCTAATTCTTGTGAATCTACAATTACCTCCTCTGTTCCAGTATGAATATACGTTTTTCTTTCAGTGACACCTTCTGATTCTGGAGTTAATCCCATTTCTTCTAATTCCTCAGGAGTTACTATAATTTGTTCTCCATTATCCAATATAACTAAATATGATATGTTTTCAGTTATAGGATCTAAAGTTATATATAATTTCGTATTAGCTCCCTTATCGGTTTCTATATCATCTAAAATTTGTTTGTTTTTTAAAATGTAATATAGATCGTTTAATTGACTTATAAGGTTTGTATCTGTTATAGCTTCTGTTTGTTCTTCTGCCAAAATATACAATAGTTTCCCACCATTAAATTTTGTTTTTAATGTATCTAAATCATCGGTTGTACTTCCTAAAGCAACAACATTAACAGCATTTTCATATATAGTGTTTTCCACTCTTGTAGCACTCGTATTAACCGAAAGAAATTTTGCTCTTTCAAAATATAATCCATTACCAGCACTATTTTTTTTATTTGATATTTCAAATACTAAACCTTTTAATGTCCCACTATCGCTTGGAACATTAATAGCGTATGTTCCATTATATGTTACTTCAGCTATATTCCTATGTAATACCCAGTTATCAGGTGTTCCTAATATGTAGTCTTTGTATGTGTCTATTTTGTTTAGTTTTATATTACTTAAATCAATAGTTACTAATTGTGGTGTTTGGTATGGTTGGTAGGTAGAAACATCTTCTGCAAGTATTATGTCAGACCATATTGCTGTATTACTTGTTACTGCATCTTCACCAACTGCATATAAGCCAATCACAACACTTGTATTTTCTCCAGTATCAAATGTTACAGTATTACCACTTATATATCTTGCACTATAAATACTACTTGTATCACTACTATTTCTAATTATTAGCCAATTTCTTGTTACTGAACTATTAGAATTAACAATGTTTGCTTTAAACTTATAATCAGTATTTTCTTTTAGATTATTTATAATAAATCTACTTCTTTTATAAGTTCCACTACTACCATCATAAGTTATTTCTATCTCGTTATTACTTATGATTTGCGTTGTAACATTTTCATCATCAGTACTTTTATTTAATGTATTAAATTTATTCTTCTCATTAATAACAACATTTTGTGTTCCTGTTATACTTTGTATTTGTATTGAAAATGATGATGATGGTGCAGGCTGCCCTCCTGTATATAATTCATATGGAGATGCAGTTGAACCACTTTCTATTTGTATATTTGAAAACGAAGAACTAACCGTGGCTCCAACAGTAGTCCATCCACCACTAAAATATATAACCATAACTTCATTTTCACCAAGACTTGGTGTTGTATAATTAAATTGTTCGTATCCTAATGTACCAAAATACTTAATCATTAGATTTGATATTGATCTAGTTGATGTATTATATACAGCCATCTCAACAACACATCTAGCTACTTCAGTACTTGATTGAATATCATCAATATTAAAACTAATGGTATACTGAGTATTACTCTGCATTAGCGGTATAAGTATTCCTTTTCCTCTACTACCAGAATAATTAGCGTTCGATGTTAAAGATAATTCAGATATAATAGGAGATGAACCAGAACCGACTAAAGTGCCATTTATATTAAACTTATTCTTCCCAGTAGTAGTTTCTTGATAAGTATTACCATCAAATTCTAAAGCTGACCAGTTATCTAATAACCCTTCTTTCGAATATTCAGTTTCTATTTCTCTATCGACTTTATAATCTATTATTTCAGTATATTCACCTTCTGGTATTTCATCAAACTCTTCTGATTCGAAACAATAAGGGTGAATATTCATTTCTAATGTTTCATTGTTATATATTAAATCAGCATTAACATTATAATATAAATCTTCGAAATAAGCTTTAAATGATTTTGAATTTGTAGCACTTAATCCAGAATTCATAGCAACTGTAACATTCATTGTATAATCTTTATCATTTTCTAAATCTATATTATTAGGAGACATTTCTAACATAAATCTCCAAGGATCTTCTTGAGGATCATAATATTTTTGATATATTTTGTCTCCAACACCTATATTTTTAACTTTACCAACATCATCGATTGTTTCATAAGCATCATTAGAAATTACTTCTATATAATAGCTTATTGGAGTTTGACTAGCTGGTATTGCTTGATATATGAAATAGAATGGGAAATTATTTACTTCATCAACTGAAATATCTTCATTATTTCTTAAATCTACTGATATTTCTGGTTTTGCATATATAGTTACTTCTCTTTCTATAGACCAGTCAGATGCATCATCACCAACACCACACGTTTGTACTTTCCATTTTATTCTATATCCTTCGCCTATAGTAGCCCATTCTGGATCATCTGTATTAATTTTATAAGTATGAGTTTTCGGACGATCTTCTTCTGGTATATCACTATCATTTATTGTTACTTCTTTAATTAATGGCTCAAATTCCGGAATCGCTAGATCTGTTATTTCGAAATGTATTATAGCTTGTCTTTCTAATGAACCATCAGTTGAATTATGTATCCAATATAAATTTAAATCTTCTCCAACTACACATTTTGTAGTATTACTATATGTTGTTGGTGGTTGAGGTTTTGATCCAACTGTGACAAATTCAACATTAGACCAATCTTTAGATTGACCTTTATCGTTAATAGATGCTACTCTTACATAATATGTATGTCCTTTTTCAATACTTGATAATGTAGCATTAGAACCATCTGATTCATCAGTCTGCTGTTTTTTAGATTGATCAGTATCAAAAAAATCTATATCAGTAGCATATTCTACCATATAAGTTCTAGCTGTTTTTTCAGCAGTCCAACTCGCTTTTATAAAATATACCGTAGATTGACCTTCGGTTACTTTTATTGAATCTAATTTAAGATTAGATGGAGCAATTGGTGTTGAGTTTATAGAATCTGAGAAATCAGTATAGAACCCATATGCTTTTATTGTGGTTCCACTTTTACGAAGTGCCCTAGATCTTATTTTATAAGAATGACCAGGATCAATATTTTCTAAAACAACCTTTGCTTTTCTATTCGATATTGCTCCTTCTAATGTTTTCCATTTAATATCATCACGCCATATTTCAACTTGAATATGGGTTCCATTTATTTTAGTTCCTCCACTACTTCCATCTGGTATATTATTAAATTCAACTGTTAATTTATTATTAACATCTATTTCAAAAGTTGGAGATGGTAATACTCCAGGCGGATTATTAGAATAATCCCATTCTTTTTCTTGCCATTCTCCATTTGTCCAATAGTATTCTTCTTTGTTTTTTACTTTATGTTTTTTTGCTATTGGTTTAATCTTTATTTTTACCTTTTTAGCATTATCAGGAGCAGAATAACTACTTTGTTTTGGTGATGTAACATCTCCTTTATTTCCTAAACGCCATCCACCTTGCCCTGTAGTATACCACCATTCTACAGTATAATGATCAGTTTTATCTCTATCATATTTCCAAGTACAAAACATTGAACGTTCTGTACCAGCGTCTAAAGCAAACCATGTAATTTTAACCTTTTTACCTGTTACTTTGTCAGACGTAGTTTTTTTAGAAGATGAAGAGGAAGAAGAGCCTGGTGTTTTTCCTGGTAATTTTAAATGTTGACCTGGATATATTAAAGCCGTAGATCTAGATATACCATTAGCATCTGCTATAATAGTCCATTTATACGGATCACCGTAAACGGATTTTGCAATGTTCCATAGACAATCTCCTCTTACAACATCCCATTTACCTGTACTTTTATTATACGCCATACCTAAGCTCTCCTTTCTACATTGACAGCTCTTATTAATGTTTCTACAGCATCAGCAACATTAGAACCATCATCATAAGTAACACCATTAATATTATACGTATTACCAGTATTACCACTTAAAGTACTATTTAATTTATTTATAGCAGAAATAACATCTTGATTATTTCCATTTTGAATTTTATTATTCATACCATTTGATATAGAATTTAGATTAGCCATCATATTTACAGATGGATCACTAAACATAGAGTTCATAGTATTTATACCATCGGTAATATTATTTAAATCTAATACTGGTCTTATTGTTGGTTGAGTATCCATATCAGATCCAAGAATATCAGATATTTTTGATACAGCATTGGATAATCCTTTTTTAGCTTGATTACCAATATCTGAACCTATACTATAAACTCTACCAGCATAATCTTTTACTCCTATAACAAAACCTTGTCCAAAATATCCACCCAATTTTCTAGTTTCTTTAGATGGTGAATGTGATTTTTGAGCAGCAGCAACAGCATTTAAAGCGCTTGTAGCCATATTAGATGCGGCATTAGTAGCTATACTACTATTAGCACTTATACCATTAGCAAATCCTTGAACAAAGTCTCTACCTTTATTTTTAACAATAGACATTACTGAATTACTACCAAGAGCATTAGCTGAATCTTTACCAACTTGTTCGAATGCTTTAGTGGCAGTACTCGTATTCTTTTTCGCAGATGATGCTATTGTATCTATCATATTTTTAACAGCTTTAGTTATTATACCAAGATTACCTGACGCAGTTTCAAGATCTTTACTATTAAGTTTTGATAGTTTATCCATAAAAGTAGTTAGATCTTTACCTAAAGTTCCTAATGCTTTACCAAAAGATGGTAAATTCTTAGAAGTATCTTTTAAATTTATTTTTCCTAAATTAGCAAGACTCTTTATTACATTAACTGCAGAATCAACAGTGCTAGTTTTATCATTAAAGCCATTTAATTCTTTAACAAAGGAATTTATACCTTTTGCAACTTTTGGTAATTCTCCAGCGAATTGAGATAGACTATTATCACCAAATAATTTAGCCCATTGACCGCCTTCATTAGGTATTTTATCAGCAGCATCAGCTAAAGCAACTATTACTTTTCCAGCAGCTTCGGCTGTTTTTATTTGAGGATCAGAGAATTCGCCTAAGTTTGTTACAAAACTAGCTATCTGTTTTCCTATATCAGGTAAATCATTAGCAAATGTTGATAAACTATTATCGCCGAATATTGAAGCCCATATTCCACCTTCATTAGGAAGTTCTCCTGCGGCTTCTGCTAATGCTTTTATAGCTTCACCAGCACATCTAACAGTGTTAACTTGTGATTCGGAAAAATCACCAAGATTCGCTGCAAACTCTGAAATTCTTGAACCAAGGGCCGGTAATTGTTCTCCAAATTCAGCCAAAGAAGAACTTCCTCCAGTTATAAAGTTGGTTACGCTTTTTACTAAATCAGCAGCAGTTAATGTTAAAATAGCACTAGCCAATGTTTTAACACCAGCCATCATACTTTCATTTAATGTAGAAGCTATCATTATAAAAGGCATAGCATTCGTCATAAATTGTGATAGTTGTGTTCCTAAATCGGCTAATGATGAACCACCAGATAAGAAGTTAGCAACACCATTAATAAATTCTGCGGCTGTTAATAATAATATAGAAGCTGCTAATATTTCAACACCTTTTAATACTTTGTTATCAACCATTTTAGCACCAACTATAAATGGTGTAACATTTATCATAAACATTGATAAGTTAGTACCTATTTCTGGTAATCCAGATGATATTTGTGTAAGAGCACCTTTAACAAACGCTCCTATCATTTCTCCAAGACCGCCGGCTAATTCTATAAACAATTTCAATCCAGTGTTCATAAATTGTTGAATTTGTGGTATATATGTTATTAATGCTCCAATAGTGGTTATAAATAATAGCATGACACCCATAACAGATATTAATCCATATAAGGCAGCAACACCCATTAATGCTAATGGACCAACGATTGCTATTTTGATTAATGCTTCTGTCATTACTTCTAAGAAACTAGTTAATAGTTTAGCATTAGCTTCAGCATTACTTATTAAATTTATGGCTGCTAATAACGCTATAACGCCTAATAATATTGGTAATAGAGCAGCTAAACCTAGTAAACCGGTTGCAGCTAAACCTGCAGTAGCGGCATATAACGTTCCTACTAGAGCAGTAGCTATCAATACTATGGTTAATACTCCTATGAATTTAGCTAATATAGTAGCATTTTTGGCAGCATTTTCAACTTTACTCATAACGGCTAATATACCAACTAATGATATTAATATAACGCATAATGCCAACATACCAACAACACCCAATAGAGCATTTGATGTTAATCCTCCAATAGCTCCTAATATAGCTAATACACCAGCCATAGCCAACATTAATATTGATATGGCTAATGTTGATTTTATAGCAGCATTTGTATCAAGTTTTGATAACTCAGCTATAACTATAGCTAATACTACGACAACTCCTATCATAACACCTATTCCAGCTACAGATGTTCCAGACATTCCAGAAGCGGCTTTTATTATCAAAGCAAACATTCCCATTATAGTACCTAATGCTATAACAGGACCTATTAATTTTTCAGGGTTTATTAAAGATAACAACGCTAATGAAACGGTCATAACACCTATAGCAGCAGTTATTGCCCAAATATTTTGATATACATTTTCAGCTCCTCTAGTTGCTTTTATCATTCCCATTACACATAATGATAATAAACCAATTGCTATTATACCTTTAGCTAAACCTTCTATACTTATTAAACTTAACAAAGCAGCCGATAAAGCCATAACACCTATACAAGCTGATATAGCAAATAGAGTCATGCCTATATTTTCTATTTTCTTAGCACCAATAGAACCAAGAGCATGAATTAATCCTATAACTATTAATGTAAATGCTCCAACGGCAAACAATCCTTTATTTAATTCTGATTGTTCTAATTTACCTAGTATTTTTACAGCAACAGCCATTGCTGTAAATGCAACGCCTATTAATGCTATAGTTGGTCCTATCTTGGCTACATTTCTACTACCGGTTAATAATTTTGTGGCAAACATTAATCCAACTATTATAACAGCAAATTGAGCAAGAGCATTTCCACCTTGTATTAATTGATCTCTGTCCATTTTACCAAGTATTTTTACAACTCTAGCCATTTCATAGAATGCTAAACCTATTAAAGCCAACGTTCCGCCTATTTTTGCAAAATTAACACCTCTCGTCATATATCGAGTAACAAGCATTAAACCCGCTATAATAACACCAAATAAAGTAATGGCCATCATACCTTGAGCTAATTGGTGTCCATCAATTTTACCTAAGGTTTTAACTACTCCCGCCATTAAACGTAAAGCAACACCTATGGCTAATAAAGTACCTCCCATTTTGACAGCATCTTTTTCTGATCTAGTAATAAGGTATATAGACCCTAACAATCCAACTATTAATAAGAAGATAGCACCAAGTTGTTCTAAACCTAATTTATCTATTTTACTTATAGTTTTTAAAGCACTAGCCATTATTTTTAGAGCTATACCAATGGCTAATATCATGGCTGCCATTTTCATAAAACTAATTTGCATCTTTTCAGCATTTTTACCACCAAAATATGCAATAGCACCCATTGCTATAATTGCTCCAAGTAATATTCCTATTACTTCTAAACCTTTTTGTATATCAGACCATTCCATCTTTGATAATACTACTATAGAACCAACTAATATAGCAATTGCTATAGCTATAGATTTAATTCCGTCTGCAAGTAATTTAAATTGTATACCTCTCGATACTCTTTTAATAGCATCGCGGAAAGAAAGTAGCACTTCTGTACCAGCATTTATAAAATCATTTACAGCTACTATTCCATTAGCAATAATAGCCAAAGCATTGGCGATTTTATTAGCTATTAATAAACCTAGAGCACTAACACCTATTACTATAACGGAGCCTATATCTATATCTTTTATAATTTCAATTATTTTAGCGCCTATAGTTCTTATAAGATCATATATGTATATTGCGAAGTCTTTTATACCATTGAATAAACCTTTCATAGTATTTTGACCAACATTATACATTTCTTTAGATGGTGAATGAATACCTAATACTTTACATATAGCGGCTATCATATCTCTACCCATAGATAACATAGCATCTAATACTTTTCCAACATTATCGGTTATTCCATTTTTTAATCCATCTACTATAAATTTACCAAGATCACCAAAGGAGTTTTTACCTCTTATGGCACCTATAAATCTTGTTATAATTCCTTGAATATAATTAATAGCATCAACAATAGCATCACCTAATAAATTAAATGATAAATATTGTGATGTCCATTCACGAAATGCTTTTATAACATTTCCAACAACTCTAACAAGCCATGTTATTCCTTTTATTAAAAAATCATTATGTATTATAAAATCTGTAATAGAAGATATAACATTTCCTACAGCTCCTGTAAAATCTAATAATGTCATTCCACAAGAATCTAATACTGTTGTTAATATTAACCATGCTATTCTGAAACCAGATCCAACTAATACCCCTATTAATTTTAATATAGAAAACAAACCTCTAAAAGTATTTACTAAATTATCGAAATTTTTCTTTTCGTTTAGCATATCTTTTAAATGTTCAGTCCATTTATGAAAGGCAGCAAGACCATCAAATAACGAACTAGCATCTATACTAAATACTTTTCCGAAAGCAACAGCAACTGATTTCAACACGGTTGCCAAACTTAATCCTATATTTTTTATAGAATTAAATAATAAATATCTTGAACTAAATACGGAATTATCGTTTTTACCATCATGTTCTAATAAATCTAATAACTCTTTTACTGATAATCCTGTTTTATCAGACATTTTTTTTAATTCTGAAAAAGCTTTTATTTGTTCATTAGTGAATCCTAATTCTTTCATTTCTTTTTCAGTTAATGTTTCAATTGATTTTGCTAAATCTTTTGTAGCTATTACCGCCTTTGTAGTACCTTTTATTTCTTTATCTCTAGCAGCAACAACTTTATCAGAATATCTAAAACTATATCCTAATTTTTCATTAACCATATTTTGAACTTTGTAATAATTATATCCGGCTTTAGTTAATGCATTATATCTAGCTTGACCATTACCCCAATCTCCACGAATAGTATTATTCATTAGTTTTTCATATTGTTTTAAAGATTGACTAACTTTATCAAATTGTTTAGCAGCACTTTTTAATGGAGTAGATATAGCATTTAAAGGTTTTTTCATTGCTACTAATGTCTTCGAAAAGTTTTGTAATGGTTTAAATCCTAATATATTAGCAGATTTTTTAAATAAAGCATCTACTTTTGTAATAAATTTATTTATTCTATCTGTTATTTCTTTTGTTATAGGATCTAAAGTTTTTTTTATTTCGTTTATTCTTTCTCTTACACTATTTAAAAATATAACTAATGGTGATTTTTCAGCAATTAAAGGTTGATAAAAAGCGGCACCTATTCTAGATAAAGCTGCTTTTATATTTAATATGACACCATTTAATGTATTATTAGCGTCTTTAGCATGTTGACCAAACGCATCATCCATAGCATCAGCAAACGTTTGAAAACTTATTTTTCCATGAGATACCATATCTCTTACTTCTGCTTCAGATTTATGTAAATATTTTCCTAAAGTTGCAGCAACATTCATACCTCTTGATGATAATTGTAATAGTTGATCTCCCATTAAACGACCATTACCAGCTATTGTTGTATAAATTCTACCTATATCTTCATAAGTACTATTAGTCATTGCTGCTACACCAGAAATACCTCTTAAAGCGTGTCTCATTCCTTCACCAGCACGCATTCCAGAAGCAGCTAATTGAGAAGCAACAGATGCTGCTGCATCTAAACCGTAAGCTGTATCTTTAACACCATAATCAACATCTTGCATAATATCTGCTAATTGTTTTTTAGCTTTTTTAGTAGTTCCTAACAAACCTTGTAATTGAAATTTAGCATTTTCTATTTTAGTAGCTCTTGCTTTACCACCTTCTGTTATACCACCTATTGTAAAATCAGCAAATTGTTTTGCCATATTCATACCAGCTTTAGTAAGTTCCTGAATAACAGTCATACCTACTATACCAGTTGTAGAAAAACGCTTTTCAATAGCGGCCAAACTACTTTCCATATGTTCAAATGAAATTTGTTTAGATGTTTTTTCTATTTCCTCTAAACCTTTAGAGGCTCCTTTAAAATTTAATTTTTCTTTTAATTTTTCAAGAGTTGACATAGATTGTCTAGTATTTCTCTCAAAATCTCGATTATCAAATTTCAACTCAACTACTTTTTGATCGATTGTTGGCATTAATTACGAACCTCCTCCCAAGCTTTACTTGCTATTTTATCAAATACTGGTCTTACAGCAGGATTTATATAATCTCTGCCTTCAACCCATCCTCCATTTCTAGTACCATGACCATATTGAAGTATTACAGCGATTGGAACCCCTTTG